AGTGCTACCGATTTGCCTCGAATACTACTACTACTTGTTGCTGCCGCTAAAATTTCTGAATTGTTGGAAAATACAATTGAGCCTTTGTTGAGCACCTTTGTTCCGGGCTGCAAAAAGAATGGCACGTTTTCTAAAGCAAGCGTAATGCGCGCTAGCATATCTCTAGCTATTGCGCCTTTGTTTGCTAAAATTGCAATTGTCTTTTCGCTATGAAACAGCGCATACCACAGGAGATATATAATAGCACTCGCGCTTTTGCCAACTTGCCGCGGCGCAAGAACAATAGAGAAACGATTGTCATTAAAATGATTAAACATTTTCTCTTGGTAAGGATACAACTTGAAAGGCACCAATCCATGGTCTACATGAATGATTTTTACATATGTCTTGGTGAAATACACCGGGTCGGCCATGCACTTCTGATATTCTTGTATTTCAAATGAAGTAAAGTTTTGCTGCACGCCATCTGCTTTAACTTGCATATTGCCATTATAAGAATTGGGGTGTGCCGACATATATTATATTTTTATCCTTTACAAGTTTGTAAAACCTGTTACAATTGTTTTAGATCAAACCGCTAATGGCAATCAGATTATATATTGCATTAACCGAAGGTTCCCAGAGGGATGGTTAAACGTCAACTGTTGTTTCACCTTGGCTTTTAAGGAACTTCTGCAATTCGGTGGTTGTTCCAACAAAGATACTATTGTTTGTGGTATTGGAGCTTACACTTTTTGATGCAACCGGTTCAATAACAAGTTTCTTACGGTCACGTTGCAGTGTTAACAACTGATTATTCATATCTGCAGCGCTCTTAATCATGCCAGCCAGCACTTCAAATGCGCGTGGGTGTTCGGCATCCGCCGCAAATGCATGCATCGTGGCAATTGCTTCGTCGCTTGTACCAATCAGTTTCTTAATGTGCTCACGTGCAAATCGATAGTCTTCTTCAACATCAACGCTAATATCGTCAGCTGTGGGCAATGCAACGGTTACACTGGTGGCCACAATTGTTTCTGCTGCTGGCAAATGTGTTTGCAATGAATCAAGTATATCTTGACGCGACTTTACTGGTTTAAGGCTCATGCTATAAAGATTTATACAAATCCAAATGTTGTCACGGTGGTATAGTTGTCTGGCGTATTCGTTGTCGGGTTGCCAAGGCTTACTCTCACTTGATCTAGTGCACCAGACGCACCAGACGCACCAGACGCAAACAGCGTGACATCAAGCAATTTGGTTGTGACGGTTTTGATGGTCTTGCTTGTTGCTTTTTGCCCAGCAAATTGCACTTTAATATTAAAATCAAGTGTATACACCAGTGTACGGCGACTGCTTTGATAGTCACCTTCATAATCATCGCTAAAAGTTGTGCCAGTCAAAACTATTGGCACATCGGTGGTGGTTCCTGGTACGGCCAAGTCTTTTACCGACACGCTATACTCAGGACAAAATGTTGGAATAATTTGCTCAAAAATTTGCAATGCATCATCTTGGTTGCGCGCATATATGCTAAGTTGCATGCCAATTATGTACGGAACCGTTTGCCAATAATAATTTTTGCTGCCGTTGCCACTGCTTATAATTTCCTGATTAAGCCGATTTAGTTTTGACGCGCCATCATATGCAATGCTTGATATTTCAAAGCTCATGCGCGGAACCTTTACGGCAATTTCAGTTTCTTTGTGGTCAACACTGTTTTGACGAATGCGTGCTAGCCAATGCTCTTTTGGGCCATATGCTAGAGGAACTCGAGTAACAGCGGACAGCTTACCGTCTATAAGTTTGCCAGTGTGAATGTTGTTGAATAATGTACCAAACACTGCAACAATCTTTTTGATTGTTCCATAATAATAGTATGAATTGTCTAACATATATTTTATTGATCAGGCTGCCCAAATGGATTCAATTCACTAAAGTCAATGTATGAAGAGCTGGACGTCCGGCTTGACAAACTTTCAAAAACATCGTTTTGCGCGTTAAGATCATTTTCAAATGCATCGGCGTTGGTGCTGCTCATATCATACACTTGTGTAATAGTCACAGCATAGGCGTTGGCAGCACCAGTTAGAGTATTGCCAATGCCTATGTTGCGGTATGCGGCATCGCTCCATGTTGGAACGCCAATTTTGGAGCGCACCACTCCAGCAGCATCCTTGTGATAGCCTAGGAATTCTACTGTTGCTGTTGCGCTGGTACCAGCGACACCTATAGTTAATTTTTCGCCATCAATGAATCTTTGATCAGCTACTGTTGTGGTCCGCACACTTTGTGCCTGTGCCGCAGTGTATTGTATGGAATCAACTTCTTCAACGCCAGTATCAAGATCTTGATTGCTATACTCAAAATTCTCGCATGTTAATTTAAATGTAGGAACTTGCCCTGCTTGATAAAACGGTTTTTTGTCTTCAACAAACCTAATCTCAAAAAGACCTTTGGTTAATGGCACGTAAATAAGATCGCCTTCGCGCGGCCGCGACCCGTCCTCAGTAACACCATAGCGTCCCACAAGTTCGTTCCAACGGCGATTAGCAACAACAAAAGTAACCTGGTCTCGAAACTCAAACCCAAACTTATTCATTAGTTTGCCGTCACCTTCAAAACCATCAACACTCTCAACATACATTTCAATCTTAAATGCGCTCTCAAAGCGCGAAAGCATATCTTCATTGAGCAGTGTGTCCAACTGCACAACCTTACGTGGTATATAGTAAACATCATGCCCATAGATGCTCATAGCTTCAATTATGAGGTCTTCATAAAGGTGCTTTTCACTGCGTGTGCCGTGAGAGAAGTAAACGTTTCGAGCCATTGGTGTTATTTATACCAAAACACAGCTGTCCTAAATTGCGGTGCGCGCGTAATGCTGTTTGCAAACTTAACCAATAAAGAATTCAACTAACCACAATAAAAATCGGGCGGGAATTGGTAGCGCGATTCAAAGTCTTCCTCAATCTTTTGTATCTCTGCTGTTGCATCATCATACAATGCGCGGCCATTTAAGGTAACACCACCTGGGAGTTGCATACCTTCAAATTTTAGCATATTGGCACCCCATTGCCTTTTAAGCAATGCCGTTGCATAGCGTTTAAGTACCATATCATTGTACACATCGCCATACGCAGCCGGATCAATTGTTTGATATGCTTCAATCACAATATACTGCCCAACGCTTAAAGCAGTCTTCCAATCGTCGTCAATGCTCAACCGATTCATATGCCGACTAAAAGTAATTTGTTGGCTTGAACCGGTAAGAATCATTTCTAGCAAACCCATATATTCTTTGGTCATCTGATAGCTGATAATACTCTCAGGGCGACGCAGCCCATACAAGTCATTGAGATACATCTGATACTTGACACTAAACATATCAGCAGCATCACCGCGGTTGATATTCATTACACGAAGCACACTAATCAAGTTGTCTGGCAATGTAAAATAGTTGTTGGTGTAATCAGCCTGTGTAACAACATGTTTGTAAAATACGCGTGTTACCGCATCGCTGTGGTATTCCTGATAAAACTGAATAGCTTCATCTATACGATCTTCAACCTGATCATCATCGATGTTGATTTCAATGACCGGTGCGCCCAATGCACGCAAGCAATAGTCTATCAATCCTTGTCGTGTAGTAAAGCGTGCCATATGCTGCCAATTAGTATAATATTGCGGCAATGGCCGCGGTGCTAGCGGCTGTTAATTTTAACCGTAAGCCAGCCAACGCTAGCAACCCAACAGGTACGGCAAAAGCAACTTCAAAGCCATCACAGCCAGTAATTGTTATGCTGCCCGCAGTTGTTACCAACAGGCCTTTAAAAAATTTACCTGTGTGGCGTGGGCTAACATGATACTCATTTAGAGTAGTGCCAAAGCTTGGCAGCTCATAGGCTATTGCACTATCAAAAACTCTTGCGTTGTTTAAACTTGGAATACTCATTGTAGTTTATTTATACTTTTAAATATGAATGGCTCAATGATGACCAACATCAATACGCCTGAAAGATACAAAAACATCTTTAAGGAATGTATAATGCCATTCAATTGAGCGGTGTGCGATTCTTGATTGTTAAATGGTGTGTGCACAAAATTGTCAAGACTATACACAAGCAACACACCTTTTACCGAAAAGGCCAAAACAATAGCCGCTAATGCTATTGAAAATATGGTGCGAGCGGTCATTTGCGCGGTAAGAATGATTCCGGTTTGGATGCAAACTTTTTCCCAATGTTGACCATGCCAGTAATAATTTCAGGGCTAATCACTCCTATAACGCCATATGTAATTGCTTTATACAGGCTTCCTATATCAGTGTGTTCCAACAGGAACCATGCAACGCCGCTAGCTAGAGCGGCAACAAATACTTTCTTGCTTTGTTCAAATATTGTTGCGTCGGTTTTGGAGCTAAGCAGCCTTGCCAACATGCTTGCTGATCCTAACAGTGGAATAAGCCACCCTCCGTTTATGAACTCTTTTATTAACGATCGTTCAGGTTCCATTTGCTGTATTTATATGTTGTGCAATTTAAAGTATATATAAATCATATGAATGAACAAATCTATATTAAAAGCGCGCTTAAAGAAGAACTTGCAAATTTAAACATTGGGCCGGTTGACTATATTACGGTATACCGCNTTGAAGGTGATAAAGTTTTCTTTAGCGCTAACCGTGGCNGGTTTCACATGACAAAAGCTGAATTGGAAGAAGCACGATTAGCTTAGTTTTGGCTATGCAATTATTGCGTGTCTGGTTCTGGTTCTGGAGGAACGTATACAAACGCCGTGCCGTCAAACACAATGTCTTCACGAACAAAAGGAGTTCCTGCAAAACGTAAAAAGTCACTGCCCAATACAGATATTGCTGCCATGAGACCTTGTAGTAGTTGCGTGTTTAAAGCAATAGTAGCAAGACTTGCAGCAACATCATGGTTTAGCACTGCAAGCAATCGATCTGGTGGCAAACTCCAAAAAGCCTTGTTGTTGTCGTTAAGTTCTCGTGCTAACCGACAAGTTGAGTGTGCTGATTGACGTACAAATGCGTCCTTCTTGTCCAAGTCTTTTTGGAATTGTGTTTTTTCGGTGATGATCATTATGATATTCTGGTTAAAGTTGAGACCGCACCAATGAGGAACGTGGACGCAGTTGTATTTGATACGGATTGAGCAAATTGAATGTTCAATGTTGTTGCTAGATTTACCTGAATAATTGCCATCGCGTATATCGGTTGCCCCGTAACCGTGCCAGCAGCGACAGTTCCAAGATCGATGGTTGTTCCTGTTCCCGTTGCAACTTTGACGCTAGCAATAGCGGTATTCGTGTAATCCCCAATGGCAAATGTTTTTGCCGAAGAAAGTAGTGCTTGAAGTTTATAAAACCCAGCACCGTGAGTGACTTGCCCAACAACTTCAAGTTTATAAGTTGCTCCAGCAATGAGGTCAGTTGCGGCATAGCTCATGCCAGTCACACTAGCAAAAGCAGTTGAACTTGTTGAAGTTGAAGTAGCAGTTGAAGTCTTGGTATTCGCTACTTTTATCGTGCCAGCATAGTCTACAGACTTGGCATATATGCTGGTGCCAGGCGTTAACTTTACATTTATTTTGGCCATTGCTTATATTTATTAACTGATAGTGTACAGCTCAATATAATTATTCTCAAATTGTTTCTTCATATGACAATTGCAATTCGGCTTAAAGAATAGCCGGAATTAACGCTGTATCGTTTTTAATTTTATTAACTTTATCTCCAACTGTAGATGCTCCAAACAATGTTGGATCTGCTGCCCACACATCCGCCGCTGTTACAGTGGTAGCAAAGTTGGCTGGTCCTACGGGAAGTCCATTGGAAAACAAATCCAATTTACCGAGATTAAGCGTTGAGCCTTGTGGAAGCGGAGCCGAGAAATCGTCTATGTAGAAATAAGCATTTGAGCCTACAGCATCTGTTTTCCCATCAACAGTAAATGTTATTTGCCCGAAAGTAGTAGTTGGAGTAATAGCTAGAAAGATAAACTGCCACTCTGTGTTTTGGGCAGCTGCTACAAAATTACTTGATGCTCCATTATCATATGATACTGTAAGTCTTGGCATTTGATAACTTCCTGCCCAATAAGCGGCGTTGTTCATCTTGACCCATACGCCAACTGTCATGGTGAGATTTTGAATGTTTCCAGTTGGAATATTTTGCGTCCAATATGTTGTGTAGGCAGATGACCTTGGTTGAAATCTTAAGGCAAAACCACCTGCTGTATGAACTATAGTGTCTGCAAGTCCTGTTCCTGTTCTTACAATGTCTCCAAATGTTTGCCTTACATAGTCTATGTTCGTGCCGTTAGTGTTTTCAAATTTAACCTGTGTTCCCTGAACTGTTCGCGAAATAACCTGAGCTGTAGCTGTACCTCCAGAAAGTGTGTCGCTAAATATTGGGTTTCCTATTACTGTTTTAAATGTAATATCGGTGTAAGACTTGTCATTAAAAGCAATATCGGCAGTGTTTGCCACTTCGTTTCCAAGAGTTACATTTGAAATTGTTGAATTTATATTGATTTGTTCAAAGTTAAAAGCAATGCCTGAA